AGCGTAAACTAGCGCTGTTGGCCATAGCCAAGGATAACCTAGAGGCATTAAACATGCTACTTAACGAACTTACTGATGATGTATTTGAAGAGCTATTTGCTGAGGTAGCCAAGAATAGGGGATTAGAATGACCGAGAACCCACCAAACGAGCCCGTAGAGGAACTTTACGAACCAGAACAGATATTGAGATACAGTTGGGCAAAAGCGTCTCTAGCGCTAAAATTGGAGCTTCTGAAGGCAGATAAAGATTTGACCACCATCTATGACGCCCTAGAATCCCACTTTCATGATGCTGACAATGATTGGTAGTGGAATTCCAAACACCCTAGTTGCACCCCAATGGAATTCCTGTTATCCTACGTCTCCCTAAGATAAAACGGAGATAACCACATGTTTCAAGAAGAACAGACCGTCGATAACTTCAATCAAACCTTGGCTCGTATAGAGGCTGCCATATTGAGCAAACAGGGCAAGAGTAAGAATTCCCAGTTTCCATCTCAAATCAGAAACAAGAATCTTAAGGTTGCATTTGCACGAATAGAGCCAAGCTCAAAAGACAAGCTCGAAAGATTCCTATTTAAACACAAGCTGGAGTATAGAGATTGGCTCATGGCCACAATAGATAGGAACTGTCATATATAAATCTAGAATTCCCTATTGACAAGGAATTCCAGAAGGCACATAATGGCTCTCACATTAATTATTTTAGCTAAGGAGCTTATAAGATGATATTAAGAGATAGTATGCGAATAAATTTTTGGAATTATTTTAGTAATTTAGTAAACGATAGACCTATTACGAGGGAACAAAGTAGATTCTTCTGGAAATACTTTAGTCAACTTGAGCTCTATGACATGATAATTACTAAATCTAAATAGGAATTATTATGTCGAGATATGAGATTGGCCCAAAAGAGATGAAAGAGCTTGATATGAATAAACGTCTATGCGACTTAGAAGAAACAGTGACTATTTGTGTCAAATCGATTGATACTTTCTACCAGAAAGTTGATACATTAGAGAAGGCTCTTAAGTTTTTCATGTTCGAAAAAATAACCCCCTCCGCGGAGAATGACACAGAGGGAGCCAAAGGCAAACTCTAGCAAGGAGACTAGAAGCTTGCGACCAATCCGCCGTGGAGGGCGTGGCCATGGTTAGTTCGAATGACGTCACTTGAGCGGCTTTTCGTTGACTCAACGCTACCCAATAAACGGATAGCAGCCCAATCAGTCAGATTGACCTTAGTGCCAATGACGGCATGAGGAACTGGCTTTCGAATCATGTGAGCTTGTGGGATCCCTTTCAATTTGAAATCCAGGTTCATAAACGATAAACCCATTCCAAACAGAAAATCCATTCTATCACTTAATGGCAAATGCCCTAAAGCCCTTCCAAAAGTAGATGCATGACGACTCTGATTGCCATTCAGCTTAGCCCATTTACTGAAATGGGTTCCTACCTCAAGACTTAATGCATTATGCACACGAGCCCCTAAAACCACATCCATACCTGGGATATTCTTTTTGAAAGAATCGCGCCCATACCCTGACTGTAAGCCCATACGCTGCACTTTAACATGCGCCCCAATATAGGGTTTGACTAAATATTCACCGGCGAATAGTTGAGAAGCAAACAACAGCGCTGCGAACCCAACAGTTAAGTTTACATATTTCATAATGGTCTCCAATTGGTTGACTATACTTTTTGAGGATAGTTCATGGAATTCTATTACCACAAGTCATATACCAAAGGGGAGATATAGGTATGTCAGAGAAAGTATTATCTTGCAAGGCTGATGTCACACGATTCTATTGCGAACTGTGCTTGGATGAATGTGTGTGGAATGGAACAGCAACTCAAGGTGAGCTTGGCGATGATGGCAAGATTAAGACATTGCATTATGAACACAGATGCAAGTGTGATAAGCGATTACATCCATTGGATAAGATATATCCGATTGTGCAGTTGAGAGAAGAAGAAGCAATCATTCAGTTACTGAATTGACAATAGTGCATTTATGACCTAAATGAATAATACATTCTGCGACGACTTAAAAGTTTATGAAAGAAAAGAAGCTATTTAATGACATGAAATTCTCGAAAGCAAATGTGGATTATGCCACACGTGTTGTAAAACAAATTAGAAGTGGTTGTCCGCCCAAATATGATGCTGATGTTCATCCTGTGATGTTACTCCTATTATTTCTAGAGGGGAAGGATATTGAAGCATTTTGTTATGCAGCAGAAGTACATCGTGCGCAATTTCATAGATGGGTAGATTCACACGTAGAATTTCATGACGCTTATGAACACGGAAAAGAATTAGCGCGCCTGTGGTGGGTTGAGAGGGCTCAGCGTGGTATTGATGACACTTCATTTAATAATACGCTGTGGTCAATGGTGATGCGTAATCGATTTAGGTTTACGGAACACAGAGTGGTTGAGGTTCCGAATATGTGTATTGCACCTAATCTGAAATTGAAGATGGATGCAATTTCTAATGCGATTGCGAAAGGGCGTCTCACGGGCTCAGAGATTACGTATATGACCAATTATTTGAATGCCTGCAGTAAGGTTGAAGAGGTGACAGAAATATTACCACGATTAGAAGCATTGGAGGTTAACGCGCATGGATAAGCCTAAGGTTGAGTTTAGGGGTGATGATAAGCAAAAGATTAAGCGCATGATGAGTGATTATTCACGCTTGAGTGAACAAGGGAAGGATAAGGAAGCCAAGCGCTTGATGCAGAATATACACGTTGAAGTCCGAAATATGACGCCGAGATGAGTTTAAAGGCTCGGATCAAGAAGCTAGAGTTAACATTCAAGCGCAAGCCAACGCTTGTGTTCACATTCAATAGGGACGAGGTTGATGAGCAAGACGACACTGTCATCTACGTCTGGTTCAAGCTCGATTGAGGAGAGGGAGTTTTTACTCTTCTTTGGTAAGAGTGAGGGATTCTGGGCACATACATTGAAGGGTTTCAGCCATTGTTTTATAGGCGAGACAAGGGCAGACATTCTTATAATATTCGAGCCTCTCTTCTCTGGCGGTTCCTTTGAGTTGTTGGAGTTGCCAATAGAGACGGATGACTGCCTCACCGTCCTCTCTATTCGTGTCAAATCTACTCACAAGAATCGCCTCATTAAGCCAACCTTTCAAACCTGTTCTACACTTGTACAGTATATGGCTGGAATAAATCTAGGGCCAATCACGCCCCAGGGCCTATATGAGGCATTGACTTTAAGTGATGCCAAATGGTTGAAGAGACGGGGTGTATTGGAGGTTAAAGCATGGGAAAAGTAATCAAGAGTGTATTTAAGCCGCTAGTAGGCGCTGCTGTTGGGTTCTTTACAGGCGGTGGGCCTCTTGGTGCTGTTGCGGGAGCTGCTGGAGGATTCATGGCTAATAAAGCCGCCAAGAATAAACGGGCGGCACAACAACAGCAGAATGCAGCTAATGCAGCTCAGTCCGCTCAAGTACAAGAGTATCAAGCGGCATTAGGGCGCCAACAGGCTGATATTGCAGCAGAGCATAGCAGGCGCACATCCGAATTAGAGGCAGCCACTAAGCGCACGCAAGAGGGTCAAATGAGGGCTAATAGGGCTCGCAGGCAAGGTGGGATATTCACAGAGGCTCAAAGCACCGTGCAACAGGCACCCGGTGGTAGTTTAGGTTAGGAGTCTTATGTCACATTCAATGACCAAGCTGGAATATTACAAGAGGCGCTATCGACGGGCTTACAGCATCTATACTCAATGGATATCCTTACTTCAAGCATGTTATCACTACTGCATCCCTTATAGAGACTTGTACTATTACACGAACCAGCTACAGGGCGTACAAAAGAACGCCAAAGTGTATGATACAACTGGGGTGTCCGCAACCAATAACTTTGTATCGAAGATCCATATGGCATTAACACCTCCGCAACAGAATTGGGCCTTTCTTGATGCTGGCACAGAAATACCCGAAGATCAAAAGGAAAAGGTTAACCTATTACTCCAAGAACAAACAGATATTCTATTCAACTTTATTCGCAATTCTAACTTTGATTTAGCAGCCAATGAATGCTATTACGATCTAGCAGTCGGCACCGCTGTCCTTTGCGTCAATGAGGGAGAAAGTGATGACATGCCACTCAAGTTCTATTCGATTCCCTTAAGCAGAGTCTGTTTTGAAGAATCCATCAATGGCTATATTGAGAGTGCTTATAGGTTTTGGGAAGAGACGAAGATATCAGAGATACAAATCATGTGGCCTCATGCTGTGTTACCAGGATGGATGACATCGATGCTAGAGGTAGATCCGAATGCCACAACCAAAAACCTATATGAGGGAGTGATATATGTTCACGGTGATAAGTTGCCTTACAAATATGTATTATGGGTTGATTCGGACATTCTACTTGAGCAAGAAGAGCCGATTAGCCCCTGGGTTATTTTCAGGTGGTCGAAAATCAACAACGAAACCTACGGACGTGGACCAATACAAAACGCTCTGCCTTCATTGCTTTCGCTTAATGAGCTTTTCCGGATCGAGCTTGTTACTGCTAATCTCAATTGCGCTAAACCTATTATGGCTTGGTCTGATGGTGTATTTAATCCTTGGACTTTTTCACTACAACCAAACACTATCATTCCTATAGCGCCCAATTCAACTGGCCAATTCCCACTCCAACCGATGCCAGATACTGCCAACCCTCAATTCTTACAGCTCACAGCACAAGACTTGCGCATTCAAATTAATACACTGATGTTCGCGAATCCATTAGAGGGCATTCGAGATAAGCCAACCAGGACTGCAACTGAGTTAACGATTAGACAAAACAATCTAGCCGAAGAGATAGGGCCAGCATTCACGCGCTTACAGCAAGAGTATTTATCTAAGCTCATTCAGCGTTGTATTTATATATTGCAAAAGCGAGGGTTGATGGAGCCATTGTTTATCAATGGTCGTCAAATTCAGCTACGCTATAAGAGTCCATTAGTGATTGAGCAATCATCACAGGATGTGAAGACGTTTATGACATTTTTTCAGGTTCTACAAGGGGTGGTGGGACAAGAGGAAGCTGCCATGTATATCAAGCCGGCTAAATTACCAATGTGGCTGGCGGGTAAGTTCCATGTAGATCCGACCATTATCAACACCGAAGAAGAGATGGAGGAAATACTCAACCAGAAGGCACAAGAGATGCAAGAGGCTGAGCAACTTACAATGGAGGCCGCATATGCAGGAGCAGGACAACAACAAGCCCAACCCGTTTCTTGAAATCCCTAATCCCTACGAGGATTATGAGAAGTCAGTACAAGAGAATCTAAAGCACAAACATTCACAAGATATGTTGAAGGTTCAACGCTTGTGTTACACCGTGTTTGCAATGAATGAAGACGGTAAAGAGCTTTACAAAGAGCTTGAATCTAAATTTCTACTACAATCTTTATATAACCCAGTTCAACCCAATGTTAAGAATTTAGCATTGTATTGGGAAGGATTTAGGGACTGCATCAGAAGTTTTAAACAAATGTGTGATATGCATGGGCAAATGATAAAGGAGATGTCATGAAGGATATATTAACGCAGAGAATGAAAGCATTGAATGAACTTAAAGAGCAAATGGTGGGCCAATACAATGCGCTCATTGGACGCATTCAAGAGACTGAGCATTTGTTGGCAGAGTGGGAAAAAACTTATGCCGTTAAAGTTCCAGCAGAAGATGCAGTAAACGCAGCTTAAAGGAGTAGAATAATGTCAGATAGTTGGTATTTAGATGAGGGGGTTTTAGGTACAGGTACCAAGCCTGATTACTTAAAGGCTAAGTACACATCCGTGGCTGCACAAGCTAAGGCGTACAATGAGCTCGAGAAACGATTTGGAGAGGCACCAGAGCATTATGACTTGGGCGCCTACTCTGAGCATGTGGATGTGAATAACAAGCATCTACAAGAGTTCATAGGGCACGCTAAGGAGCATAGGCTAACCCAGGATGGATTCCAGAAAATGATCAAGTCTTTTGTGGATTATGACAAATCCATGCAAATAGATGTCAATGCAGAGATAGCTAAATTAGGGCCAGATGGACAGAAGAAAGTACAGATAGTGGACCAATGGGCAAAGAATACCTTGAGTCCTGACTTGTACACTAAGATGAATGGACTGCCACAAACGGCAGAGATGGTGTCAATACTAGATGAATTGAGGCAACGTATGATGAATGCAAGTTCTAAGACGCCTAATGACAGTGCAGGCAGTAACTTTAAGCCGATAACAGAGGCTGAAGTGAGAGCCGAGATTCGGAGTAATCCACAGAAGTATTTAGAGGATGCAGCGTTTAGGAAGCAGATACAGGAGAAGCTACAGTTGGCGGTGGGTAAGAGTTAGAGTAGTTTTAGTATCTCTTTTGACACAGCTACACAACATAATGCCCAGACGAGCAGACCTAAGCTCGTAAACATTAATACGAATATTTTTATGATAATTTCTTCAAACTTAGGGCGCACATACATCTCCTTATTTCCTAGCCATGTTATCAATGATGTAATAGAAACAATAACTAGACGCTGTCATATAAACAACTCCGATAGCAATTGCCCAATTTAACTTTAAATTAACTATCTTGATAGAGTTTTCTAATTTATTTAGTTTTAAATCTATTTTATGAAATCTTTCGGTTACCCAGTCTTTAAAGCCTTGGAATTTTTCAGTCCATTCTTTATCTAACTCTAAATTAGCTAGGCGTAAGGATATAGGTCGAATGTTTTCTAAAGTATTATCATCATTAGATTCTAGATTTTTCATTGGTATATCTCCTTCCCATCCATTATCCGTTTTATTAGCCCCCTAGTCAACTTGCACAATTTAAAACCCCTACTATCCTTAAGATAGTGATTTGCGGTTTTAGACACCTTGGAAGGCGAGCCCTAACAGGACACCTCGAGACCTAAGCCTGAAATGAAGCAAAGACGATAGGCGGTAGCTTTGTCT